GTTAAGTTGTCTTCTGCGGCTACCAAAGGCCAAGTGTTGATGTTCACTGGTACTCTTGGTGCTAGTGGTGGATTGAGAGCCGCACCAGCTACAGGGTTGCAACCAGAACAAGCACATTACATTCTTGGTGTTGCCGCTGAAACTGGTTCTACAAACGATTGGGTTTTTGTCACCACTTTTGGCGAAGTTAAGTCAATCAATACGACTGGTGGAGCAGAGAGTTGGGCGCAAGGTGATGTTCTTTACTACAACCCATCTGTTACAGGTGGTTTGACCAAGACCAAGCCAGCAGTGCCTAACGCTATTTGCATTGTGGCGGCTGTTGTTCATGTTGGCTCCTCAAATGGCGTATTGTTTGTTCGTCCTACCTACGGTTCTGTATTGGGTGGAACAGATGGAAATGTGAACTTCACATCATTAGCATCTGGCAACACCTTGATTTACGATGCTGTGGCTGGTGTTTGGGAAAATGCTTTCCTAACTGATGGCACAGGTATAACCATTACTGAGGGTGCGGGGACTATCACTATCGCTAATAGCGGTGTGACTTCTGCTGTTGCTGGTACTGGAATCTCTGTGTCTGGTAGTACTGGTGCTGTAACTATCACCAATACTGCCCCTGACCAGACTGTTGCCTTGACTGGTGGCACTGGAATTAGTACAAGTGGCACTTATCCTAACTTCACCATTACCAATAGCGCACCAGATCAGACTGTTGCCTTGACTGGTGCGGGTACTACTTCTATCAGTGGCACTTATCCCAACTTCACTGTTACATCTAATGATGCTTTCACGGGTACTGTTACATCTATAACTGCTGGTACAGGGTTAACTGGTGGGACGATTACTACAAGTGGCACTGTTGCATTGGAAACTACTGCTGTGACTGCTGGTAGCTACACGGCTACAAACATCACTGTAGATGCTTATGGTCGTATCACTGCTGCGGCTAATGGTACTGCTGGTGCAAGTATCAGTAATGACACAAGCACATCAACAAACCTGTATCCACTGTTTGCGGCGGCTACATCAGGTACGCCAACAACTATATATACAAGCAATGCCAAGTATTTGTATAAGCCTAGCACTGGTGAGTTGCAAGCAACTGCTCTTGTTGCAACGAATGGCATTGTGGTGAATTCACAGACTGTCTCTGCTGATTACACGATTGCTTCTGGTAATAACGGCATGAGTGCGGGTACTGTTTCTGTTAATTCTGGAATCACTGTAACGATTGCAAGTGGTTCGACTTGGGTTGTGGTCTAAAAAAGGATAGATATGGGTGTCAAACTTGTTGCTTCTAGCGGTGGTTCTGTAGAGCTTGTCCCAACAAACACAGCTAGTAACTTAACTATTACTGTGCCAGCGGTTACTGGGACTATGCTAACGACAGCAAGTGCTGGAACTGTTTTGCAAGTGGTTAGTTCTACATCAACTGTTGATGTAACTACAACTGGCACAGCAACTGTAACAACTGCAAGCATAACTCCTTCTAGCTCTAGTAACAAAATATTAACTTTTTTTGCTGGTGAAGTTAGTAATTCTCCAACATCAAATGCTTATGGTTATCTTAGTTTAGCAAGAAGTGGGTCAGGATTAGCAGGACTTTCTAGTGTTGGTATGCAAGTCGCACAAAACATAACAGCAACTTCTAGTAAACATTTTTTAGATTCTCCAGCTACCATATCTTCTGTTACTTATACATTAACTGTTGGCAAAGGTAGCGGTTCTACAGCATCAACAACTTGTGTTTCAGGAGCAACTATTGTTCTTATGGAGATTGCGGCATGATTGAAACTATTTTTAAACTATACCCACAAGTCGTTACTATCCGTGGCGATGTTGCTTATGATGCTAACGAGCAAGTCGTTGAATACGACCAATCATTAGTAAATGCTGAAATCGCTAGAACTGCTTACATTGGCAAACGACAAGCCGAATACCCATCTTTTGCAGACCAATTTGACAAGATTTTCCATGAAGGTATTGATGCTTGGAAAGCCGAGATTCAAGCGGTTAAAGACAAATATCCTAAGGGAGAACAAGCATGACAGTCTCGATCAACGGAACTTCCATAAATGCTGTAAGCGTTTATTGGATACGCTGTCATGACCATACAAACATAACAAGTCAAGGATATGTTGGCGTGTCTAATAACGCTAGCAAAAGATTTCTTGACCATAAAAGAAGCAAACAAAATCCGCATCTGTCGTACGCAATTCAAAAATATGGTTGGGACAATTTAATCAAAAGCGAAATACTTGTGTCTACGCAAGAATACTGTTTAGACATAGAGCGAAAACTGCGCCCAACAAATAATATTGGTTGGAATATTGTGATGGGTGGTGGTTTGCCTCCAAGCACAAAAGGAAAAAAGTTAAATAGAACAGCTCCATCTTGGAATAAAGGTAAAACGTATTCTGTTGAAACACGCAAAAAAATCAGTGATGCTGTAACTTTAGCTATGCAAAATCCAGCAAGAAGAGAAACCAATAGAATGACATTTCTTGGTAAAGTTGGTCATAGAAAAGGTAAAAAACATACGCAAGAAACATTGCAAAAAATTAGTGTTGCCAAACTTGGTCAAGTTTCTCCAAACAAAGGCAAATTTTTAACGTTGGAAGAAAAAGAAAAATTGGTTAAAAAAATAAGATCAAATCCTTGGACTTGTCCTAATTGTTCAAAAACAGGCTTTGGAGTTGGTGCTAAGAACCGCTGGCATTTTGAAAACTGCAAAGAAAAGAAAGTTTAATATGACAGTCTCAATTTCAGGCACAAATGGCTTAGTCTTTAACGATGCCTCAACCCAAAATACAAGTGCATTCACTGGTGGATTTGCTTTCCGCAACCGCATCATCAACGGCGCAATGGTCATAAGCCAGAGGAACGCTGGGGCGGCTGTCAACAATGGGGCGGGTAACAACACTTATGTTGTTGACCGTTTTTCCATGTTTGGCACTGAAGCCGCAAAAATATCAGGGCAACAAAGTACCACCGCGCCAACTGGGTTTGTTAACTCTTGGCTAATCACCTCTCTTGCCGCGACTACTGCGACATCGGCTCAAGCCTACGGTGTCAGGCACATCATTGAAGGCACAAACATAAGTGATTTAGGGTGGGGTTCTGCGTCAGCAAAAGCGGTGACAATTTCTTTTTGGGTTCGCTCAAGCATTACAGGAACATACGCTTTGGCTTTGTTCAACCGTGACGCACCAAATAGAAGTTATGTGGCAAATTACACCATTGACTCCGCCAACACTTTTGAATACAAGACCATCACCATTCCCGGCGACACATCTGGTACTTGGTTAACGACCAATGGACAGGGAATCCAAGTTTGGTGGGATTTGGGGAGTGGAAGCAACTTCAATGAAACTGCTGAAAATTGGGTTGGCTCATTAAAAGCAAGAACTTCAGGTTCAGCTAACTGGGTCGGCACAAACGGAGCTACTTTCTACATCACAGGTGTCCAGCTTGAGAAAGGCTCAACAGCAACGAGCTTTGACTACAGGCCGTATGGCACTGAGTTGGCTTTGTGCCAGCGGTATTACTATAGGCAAACGGCAGACTCTTTAGAGGTGGTTGCTCCAAGTGCTTTTGCAACAGGTTCAGCAACATGGAGAGCGCAGGGTGTTTTTCCAGTTTCTTTAAGAACAAAACCAACTGCGGTTGAACAAAGCGCAACAGTTGGTCATTTTCAACTTTTTACCGGAAATACCCAGATTGCCGCAACAACACTTTCATTTACAAGCGCAACTGTAACGACATGGCAAGTTGGTGGTGATGTGTCTTCTGGCCTTACCATCGGTCATGGTGGTTTTATGCGAGCAGCATCTGGGCAAACTGTTTATTTAGGATGGAGTGCCGAACTATGATTTTCAAAACGCTTCACAGTAACGAAGATGGGAAAGTCATCTACGCCCGTATTGACGATGACGGTTTGTGCCGTTTGACTTGCATTGAAGATTATCCAGAGTTTCAGGCGTGGCTTGAGGCTGGCAACACACCCATTCCTGCTGATGAGGACACACAATGACATTAGTATTGAACGGCACAAATGGTTTATCTGATGTAGACGGTTCAGCATCTACACCAGCCATAAGAGGCACAGACGCTAACACAGGCATCTTCTTCCCTGCGGCAGATACTATTGCTTTCTCTGAAGGCGGTACGGAGGCAATGCGGATTGACTCAAGTGGCAATGTGGGGATTGGTACGAGTTCTCCAGCAACCAAATTAGATGTTGGTGGGACAATACAAGCACTCCAAGTATTTCAGTCAAGTTCTGGAACAGATGCGGTTTTAAACGCAAACGGCGCAAACCGCGATGTTATTTTTAAAGTAAATAATACTGAATTGGCTCGGCTTGTTGGCAGTGGCGGTAACTTGCTGGTGGGGACTACGAGTGGTGGAGAACGACTTTCTGTAGCTGCGGCGCAAGATTGTGCTTCTTTTAAAAATACAGGCGGAACTGGCAAAGTTTATTTTTTAAACTCAAGTGCCTCAACTATTGGTTCTATTACTTGGACAGGCTCTACAACCACTTACGCCACATCATCTGACTATCGTTTAAAGAACACTGTTGAGCCCATGACAGGTGCTCTTGAGCGTATTGCAGCTTTAAAACCAGTAACTTACAAATGGAACATTGATGATTCCAATAGTGAAGGTTTCATTGCGCACGAATTAGCTGAAGTATGTCCACAGGCTGTAGTTGGCGAGAAGGACGCAGTGGACGCTGAAGGCAACCCGCAGTACCAAGGCATTGACACCAGCTTCTTGGTCGCCACACTGACAGCGGCAATTCAGGAACTCAAAGCATTGGTAGACACTCAAGCCAGCACCATCACCACCCTGACTGACCGCATCACAGCACTTGAGGCCAAGCCATGACTCCAGAACTACAAAAGTATTACGAGGAACGGTTCTCCATGATGGGGATGGAGGGCTGGAAGGACTTGACTATTGACATTGACAATATGATAGAGTCGCTAAATAATATAAGCGTTATTCCTGATGAAAAGACCTTGATGTTCAGAAAAGGTGAACTTTCCATCTTGACTTGGCTGAAAACCTTGAAAGAGGTCAGCGAACGAGCCTACGAGGAATTGAATGAAAAGAATGTATGAATTTGTCTGTGAAAACGGACACAAGATTGAACGGTATTGCGTTTATGAGATGCAATCTGTTCAGTGTGAGTGCGGTGGTTCAGCCAGTCGCACAATCTCTGCTCCAAGCATTAACTTGGAAGGTTGGTCAGGTCATTTTCCATCTTCATGGATGAAATTTGACAAGAAACACCAAGACAAGTTGATTGCCGAGCGTAAAACCACTACATAAGCAATTTCGCCGTAGTGTCTCCTAGAACCCAAAAGTGGCAGGAAAAAGGAAAAAACAATGTTGATTGATAACCCAGATGAGATGCAAAGTGAATTAGATATTGTCGAGTCGCAAAAACTTGAATCATCTATTGAGCCAATGTCTAATGACATTCCCGACAAATATCGGGGTAAAGAACTGTCAGACATTATCAAGATGCACCAAGAGGCTGAGAAGCTGATTGGTAAGCAAGCTCAAGAGGTTGGTGAAGTACGCAAATTGGCAGACGAACTCATCAAGCAAAACCTTGCTGGAAAGTCTCAAGTTGTTAAAGAGGACGAGCCAGAAGTAGATTTCTTTGAAAATCCACAAGCGGCTGTTCGTAAGACTGTTGATAACCATCCTGATGTTCTTGCGGGTCGCCAAGCGGCTCTAGAGTTCAAAAAGATGCAAATTCAGCAAAAGCTGGCGGCTGAACACCCTGATTTCGGTCAGATTGCTCAGGATGCAGACTTTGTGAATTGGGTGAAATCTTCTCCTATTCGCATTGGTTTGTACGCAAAAGCTGATGGTGAGTATGATTACGACAGTGCTAACGAACTGCTCAGTACCTACAAGCAATTGAAGGGTGTTAAGGCTAAACAGACTAGCGATGCGGGTGAAACCCAACGCAAATCTAACCTTAAAGCCGCTACAGTTGATGTTGGCGGTACTGGTGAATCAGGAAAACGAGTCTATCGAAGGGCTGACCTTATTCGGCTGAAGATGCAAGACCCTAATCGGTACGATGCTTTGAGTGACGAGATCATGCAAGCATATGCCGAAGGACGGGTCAAATAACCTTAACTTTTGATTTTTTGGAGATACAAACATGGCAACATCATTTTCCCCTACCAATTCAGTGACCACAACCACTGGCGCAACGTTCATCCCTGAGATTTGGTCAGATGAAATCGTAGCGGCTTACAAGAAAAACTTGGTTCTTGCTAACCTTGTTATGAAGATGAACTTCAAGGGCAAGAAAGGTGACACCGTTCACATTCCTGCACCTACTCGTGGTTCTGCTTCTGCCAAGGCCGCTGAGACAGCAGTTACTTTGATTGCTGCTACTGAGTCTGAAGTCAACGTGTCTATCAACAAGCACTACGAATATAGCCGCTTGATCGAAGACATCGTGGAAGCCCAAGCCTTGAACTCTATGCGTCAGTTCTACACTGCTGATGCTGGTTACGCCTTGGCTCGTCAAGTTGATACCGACTTGATTCAGTTGGGTCGTACTGCTAACGGTGGTTCTTCTGGCGCACGTTACGGCTCTGCCTTCATCGGCGGTGACGGTACAACCACCTTTGACTACACAGCTAACACCAACACTGGTAACGCCTCTGCTCTGACTGATTCGGCTATTCGCCGCACCATTCAGCGTTTGGATGACAACGATACTCCTATGGATGGTCGTTTCTTCATCATTCCTCCATCAAGCCGCAACACCCTGATGGGTCTGGCTCGTTACACCGAACAAGCATTTATTGGTAATGGCGATGCTATCCGCAACGGTGAAATCGGTAACCTGTATGGTATCCCTGTGTTTACTTCCAGCAATGCTGACTCTGCATCTGCAACCGAAGCATTCCCTGCTTCTGGTTCTGCTATTGCTCGTGTCTGCTTGATGGGTCACAAGGACTCTATGGTTCTGGTTGAGCAAGTTGGTGTCCGTTCACAAGTTCAGTACAAACAAGAGTATTTGGCTACTCTGTTCACTTCTGACACTTTGTACGGTGTTGCCGCTTTGCGTAATGCCGCTTCTGTGGGTGCAGCCAAGTCTTCATCCATGTTTGCTTTGGTTGTTCCTAGCTAATTGCAGTTGCGCCCCCTGCCCTAGTGGTGGGGGGACTTTTTTAACTTAATTAGGAGAAATCAAATGGCAGCAGCAACAGCAGTAGTTTCCCGCCGTGGAAACGATCAATTTCGTGGTCTGTTTACAGATACATGGGATGTAGCTTGTACTTTGGATACGGCATTAATTGCTACCACTGCTACAACTACAGACACAGTAACTGTTCCAGGCGTTGCTTTGGGTGACATGGTTATTGGTATGTCCGTGGGTGTGAGTGAAGCAGGATTGGTTCGCCGAGCCTATGTTTCAGCCGCTAACACTGTGACTATCGTTAGCTACAACCCAACAGCAGGTGACGTTAATTTGGCTTCAACTACATTGCAACTTATCATTGGTCGTGCTGTAGTTTAATGATTGGGGGGTTAGTCCCCCCTTTCTCATTTAAGGGGTTTTATGGCTACTTTTCGTTGTCTTCAGTCTGGTAATACCGTGACTTTCACTTTGCAACATGACATTGACTCTATGAAGGGTCATCAAGGTTATGTGAGGGTAGATGAACCAGAAGTAACCATAGAATCTGATGATTCTGTTCGTACAGATACCGCCTTTCGTGCGCCTGTCATCCCCACAATTAAGCGTATGGGTAGACCCCGAAAGGTAGCAAATGTCTGATATTGATGCCAGAGATTTTGGCAAATTAGAAGCTCAAGTTGAGGCTCTCCAGAAGGAGATGCACCAATTGAGTGCTGATGTCAAATCCCTGTTGGAACTTGCCAACAAGGGTAAAGGTGGTTTTTGGGGCGGCATGATGGTCGCTTCTGCTGTTGGTGGCCTGTTTACATTCATTGTTGATCGTATCTGGAAATAAGGAGAACGCTATGCCTATGGTCGGAAAAAAGAAGTTTCCCTACTCTGAAAAAGGCGAGAAAGAAGCCAAAGAGTATGGCAAGAAAAAGGGTATTCCTGTAACTATCATGGTTGCTATTGGTAAGCCAAAGAAAGCTATGCCTATGCGTGGTGGTCGTACCGCTACAAACATGATGAAGAAATCTTCAAGAGGTAAATAATGTCATCTTTAACTACTCCTGTCACCTTGTTGAGTGCTGTTGTCGCAACAGGTGCTTCTAAAGCAGTTCAGGCTGATGCTGGTCAACCAGCATTCTTGCAAGTTAGTGGCATTACTTCTGCCACTGTTGCACTGCAAGGTAGCCTTGACGGTACAAATTGGTCAACTATTGGCACTGCTTTAACTGCTGATGGACTCGTTACAGTTGCCAATGCTCCCAAGTATTTGAGAGCAAACTGCACAGTTTATGTAACTGGAACGATTACCGCCAAAATCATGTACTAAGGAGAAACCCTATGAAGATGACTAAATCTCAAAAGAAGGTCAAGAAGGTCATGGGGGAGTTCAAAGAAGGCACTTTGCATTCTGGCAAGAATGGCAAGGTTGTCAAGTCCAAAGACCAAGCTATTGCGATTGCATTGTCAGTTGCGGGAAAGGCTAAGAAGAAATGAAAGCTGGACTTTATAGCAATATTAACGCTAAACAAGCTCGTATCAAGGCTGGTTCTGGCGAGAAGATGAGAAAGGTAGGAAGCAAGGGTGCGCCTACTGCTGCTGACTTCAAACAAGCGGCAAAGACCGCAAAGAAGCCTAAAAAGGTGAAGTGATGAAATCTCCAACTTGGCAAACAAAAGCTGGTCAAAATCCAAAAGGCGGCTTGAATGCCAAGGGCAGAGCCTCTTATAATGCAGAAACTGGTGGCAATTTGAAGCCTCCAGTGAAATCAGGGGATAATCCCCGCAGAGCAAGTTTCTTGGCTCGCATGGGCAATATGGCTGGTGCTGAGTACAAGGATGGTGAACCGACAAGACTGCTTCTTTCGCTAAAGGCTTGGGGTGCTAACTCCAAAGCTGACGCAAAGGCAAAAGCTCAAGCTATATCCGCAAGGAACAAAGCAAAGGCTAAAAGCAGATGACATACTTAGAACTTGTAAACGATGTCCTTGTAAGGTTGCGTGAAACAACTGTTTCTACCGTTACAGAAACATCTTATTCTTCCTTGATTGGCAAGTTTGTCAATGATGCAAAGCGTCAGATTGAAGATGCTTTTGCTTGGAATGTCCTTGGCACAACAATCACCTTGTCTACTGTTTCAGGAACATACTCCTACGCCTTAACTGGTGCTGGTCAAAAATTCCAAGTTCTTGATGTGTTGAACGTCACTAGCAACCTCCGCATGAGAAATGTGGACTTTGCTACGATGAATCGCTATCAGAACTTCTCAACTCCTGTTAACGGTATACCCGCCTACTATGCCTTTGATGGTGTTGATGGTAGCTATGACACTAAGGTAACTATCTATCCTCGTCCTGATGGCGTTTATAGCATCCCATTTAGCCTGACAGTGCCACAAGCCACTTTGTCTAGCGACTCTACTGTTGTAGCCGTTCCTGACGTTTTGATTGTTCAGAATGCTTATGCTCGTGCATTGGTTGAGCGTGGTGAAGACGGTGGCTTGTCATCCTCTGAGGCTTATTCCTTGTACAAAGCTATGTTGTCTGACTACATTGCATTGGAAGGCACTCGCTATCCTGAGAATCAGGAGTTCATTCCCGTATGAGCCAAGCAATTCAAACATTCAGCATCTCAGCCCCAGGCTTTTATGGGTTGAATACGCAAGACTCGCCTCTTGATCTTGCGGCTGGATATGCTTTGGTTGCAACCAACTGCATCATTGACCAGTATGGACGTATTGGTTCACGCAAGGGTTGGGCTAGAGTTAATTCTTCTTCTGGAAACCTTGGCGCAAATGACGTTAAGGTTATCCATGAGTTAGTTGTTGCTGACGGTACATACACTGTATTGTTTGCTGGCAACAACAAGTTATTCAAGTTGGATGGCTCTAATGCTGTTGTTGAGTTGACGTATGGGGGGGGTGGTACTGCTCCTACCATTACTGCAAGCAACTGGCAATGTGCTTCCTTGAATGGCATTACATACTTCTTCCAGTCTGGTCACAATCCTTTGATCTATGACCCTGCTGTTAGCACCACGACTTATCGTAGAGTGTCAGAAAAGACTGGTTATCAAGCCACTGTTCCTGATGCCAACATCTGCATTTCAGCCTTTGGTCGTTTATGGGCGGCAGATACAACTAGCAACAACGCTACTGTTTACTTTAGCGACTTGATTGCAGGCCATATTTGGTCTACAGGTACTGCTGGCTCGTTAAACGTCAACAATGTTTGGCCTAATGGCGCTGACCAGATCACTGGTTTGGCTGCTCATAACGGCTTCTTGTTCATCTTTGGCAAGCGTCAAATCTTGGTTTATCAGGGTGCTACTTCTCCCTCTACTATGTCATTGAGTGACACTGTTGAAGGTATTGGTTGCATTGCTAGAGACAGTATCCAAACCACAAGTACTGATGTGTTGTTCTTGTCAAACTCTGGTGTCAGATCGTTGATGAGGACTATTCAGGAGAAGTCTGCTCCAGAACGTGACTTGTCTAAGAATATTCGCAATGACTTGATGGCGACTATTTCTGGCGAGACATTGGCAAATGTTAAGTCTGTCTACTCTGAATATGAGGCTTTTTATCTGTTGACTACGCCTAGCATTGATTCTGTGTGGTGTTTTGATACCAAGGCTTATTTGCCTGATGGTGCGGCTAGAGTGACAACTTGGGACTCTATTGAGCCTACTGCTTTCCTTTCTAGACGCAACGGCAATCTATTGATTGGCAAGAATGGCTATATAGGTTTGTATAGCACTCATCAAGATTACCAAACAGCATATCGGATGCTGTATTACACGAACCATGCTGACCTTGGCAATCAGAATCAAACTTCAATTCTGAAGAAGTTGTCCATTGTGGTGATTGGTGGTAGTAATCAGACAGTGACGTTCAAGTGGGGTTTTGACTTCAAGACAAACTACTTGTCTGACAATGACACTATTCCTACACAAGGTGAGTCTTACTATGGAATTGCTTCTTATGACAATCCAGATGGACAAGTTGTAACTATCACAAATGCAAGTCCTGCTGTGATTACATCTGTTGATGGCTCTGCTTTTGTAAATGACAATAATGTAACTTTAACAACAACAGGTACTTTGCCATCTGGTTTAAGCACTGGAACTACTTATTACATTGTGAATGCATCTGGCGCTACTTGTAATTTGTCTGCATCATCTGGTGGCTCTGCAATCAATACTGGTAGTGCTGGTTCAGGCACACACACTCTTGAACACACATCTCCAACTGCTATATCTGAATACTCTGATGGTGTAGCTTTGCAAACACTGGTTGTTTCGGCAACAGGCACAGGTAAGGTTGTTCAAACAGGATATGAGTCTGACATTAATGGAACACCATTGTCGATTCAGAAGATTGAGATTCAAGCCAAACAAGGCAAGATAAGTTAAAGGAATATCATGAGTAATTACACCAAGAGTACGAATTTCGCCACTAAAGACAATTTGTCTTCTGGCAATCCTTTAAAGATTGTCAAAGGTACTGAGCTTGATACTGAGTTCAATAATATTCATACTTCTATTGAGACTAAGGCAGATTTGGCAAGTCCTGCTTTTACAGGTAGTCCATCACTTCCTACAGGTACAACTGGCGTAACTCAATCTGCTGGAAATAATTCAACTGCTTTGGCAACTACCGCTTTTGTAACTGCTGCTAATACTGCTTTAATTAATACTATATATCCAGTCGGTGCTATTTTTACAAGTGTTGTTAGCACATCTCCAGCAACTTTATTTGGAGTTGGTAGTTGGTCAGCCTTTGGCACTGGAAGAATGTTAATTGGTATTGATAGCGGTAATTCTTTATTTAATACCGTAGAAGAAACTGGTGGTACGGCAGACGCAATAGTTGTTAGCCATAGCCATACAGCGACTTCAACTGTTACCGACCCAGGCCACGCACACACCTTTGCTGGTGCTGTAAATCCAGGCGGTTCTGGCTCAGATCGTAATGGAGTCGCCACAACAAAAACTACCGATTCGGCTGTCACTGGCATCACTGTAGCGACATCGATCAGCACAGTAGGTTCTTCTGGAACTAATGCAAACTATCCTCCATTTATTGCTGTATATATGTGGAAAAGAACAGCATGATTATGCAAGACCCAGAATTCCGCATTACTCATCACTTCAGTGATGGCCTGTACGCCAAAGAGTCATTCTTTACGGCTGGTATGGCAATCATGAAGCACACACACAACTTCAGCCATCTGTCTATTTTGGCTCATGGGAAAGTTGCTGTATTGCGTGGTACTGAGATTGACATTGTTTCTGCGCCAGCTTGCATTGAGATTCAGGCTGGAGTTACTCATGGTGTAAAAGCCATTACTGATTGTGTTTGGTTTTGTATTCATGCCACAGACGAGAAAGACCCGTCTAAAGTGGATGAGATTTTGATTAAAGGGGATTGATATGCCTTGGCTTGCAATAGGTGGTTCTTTACTTGGTGGGTTTATGCAGGGTAAGTCTGCTGAACGAGCAGCTCGTACTCAAGCAAATGCTCAGTTGGAAGCGGGTCGATTAGCGGCTGAAGAAGCTCGTTTTCGACCTGTAGGTGTTACCACACGCTTTGGTAGCTCTCAGTTCCAAACTGACCCTTCTGGTCGTGTTTCTGGCGCTTCTTACGAATTAAGTCCAGAACTCAAAGCCTATCAAGATAGATTTAGGGCTTTATCTGGTGGCGCATTGTCAGATGCTGAACAGGCTAGAAGTCAATATGCCCCTTTGACTGGTGCAGCTAGTAGCTTATATGGCCTTGGAGAACAGTATCTAGCTGAGAGTCCTGAACAAGTTGCGGCTAAATATATGTCTCGTCAACAAGACTTATTGGCTCCTAGCCGTGAACGTCAAATGGCTCAGTTGCAGAATCAGTTGTTCCAACAAGGTCGTGGTGGCTTGTCTGTAGGTGCTACAGGTGCTAGACCAAGTGGTGCTGCTGGTTTGGGTGCTACTACTCCTGAGATGGAAGCCTATTACAACGCATTGGCGCAACAAGATGCACAGTTGGCTACTCAAGCTCAACAGGCTGGACAAGAGCAATTGAAGTTTGGCGCTGGCTTGTTTGGTGTTGGCTCTAATTTGTTAGATCAGTATCAGACTGGTCAAGTTGGTGCTTTGCGTCCATTTGAGGCTTATTTCGGTCAAGAGAAGGCTCTTGAAGCTGTTGGTCAACAGCCATTGGATATTGGCATGAACATTGGTGCTAAAGGCATGAGTCCTAGTGCTGCCAATGCTTTGCTTGCTGGTGGCACTAATGCGGCTAACACAATGGCTGGTGCTAATGCTTACAACCCATTGGCAACTGCATTGATGTCAGGCTCACAGAATCCTCAATTGATGAATGCGATGAATTCTTTTGGTTTTGGTGGTGGCTCTGACTCATATTTTGGCAAGAGTGGCGGTTTGGGATTTGATATTTCCAAGTTGTTTAGTACTTAAGGGGAATAAGTTATGGCATCAGAAATCTTAGGTTTGTTCACAAGCCCACAACAGTACCAACAACAGCAACAAGACCTTGCTCGTTCAAGAGCAATGGAGTTTGCAAGACTAGACCCTTTCCAACAAGCAAATGCTGCTATTGGCCAAGGTGCTTATGGCTTGGCTGGTGCTATTGGCGGTGCATTGGGTGGTGTTGACCCACAGTTGCAGAAGATTACTCAGCGTCAACAGTTGCTTGGCATGATTGACCCTGCAAACCCTGATTCTTATGGTCAAGCTATTCAAGCCGCATTGCAAACAGGTGACCAAGAAGCCGCTTTCCTGTTGCGTAATGAGATGATGAAGGTTAAGCAAGTTGCACAAGAAGAGCAATTGAACCAGATGAAGGTGCAAGACTACTTAACTCAACGTGGTCAAGGTATGCAAGCGACTGGTCTTACTAACTTGGCTAATGAGTTGGTTGGACAAATCAAGAATCCTGATGGCACTATCAATGAGGAAGTTAAAAATAGATTGCTTTCCTTCCCTCAAGGTCGTGCGGCTATATCTGAACAAGCAAAGGTTTTGCCTGACTTGCGTAAACTTGGTGCGGCTGGTACTCCTGAAGTCAATCCATTTGACTTGTTTGTTAATGACCCAACTATTCCAGCAGCACTTAAAACAACGGCTCAACAATACAAAAACAGTTTTAACAAGGGTATCTACAGCGAAGAACAGACCGATAAGTTGGTTGCTAATTTGGCGACAGCGGCTCAACGTTCTTCTGAGTTCCAACAAACACAAACTCGTCTTGACCAAAATTCACAAATAATGAATGATTTGAAACGTCAAGGTTTGGAGACATCACAACAATATTTGGCACTGGCACAACAGCAAGCTGGATTAAACAACACTTTAAAAGCACAAAAAATAGCGCAAGATGCTGAAATCGCTAAAAATAAACCTCTTCCTGTTCAACTACAACGAGATGAAAGTAAAGACCTTGAGTTAGTTGATTCATTGCGTGCTAGATCAGATTCTTTGACTCCTGCAATTCAATCTTTAACAGTAGACCCTAAAACCAAAAAAGCACCTTTGGAACTTGGCCCTATAAACAATTTGAGGTATCTTGGCCAAAATGCTGCTGGTAATTCAACTGTTGAGAGTCGTGCTTACGCTCAATTGCAACGTGCTGTACAAGAGGCTACCAACTTGAAGACAGATGCCGCCAAAGGTGTGCAAACAGATAAAGACGTTTTGCGTTTTGCAAATGAACTTATTGCTGCTTTTGGTGCAAATGACACTCAAACTTCTTTGGATGCTCTAAACAACTTCTACAAGTCAACTGTAAAAGCTGAAGAAAATACCAAGCGAAGAATTGATAGCAGACGAACATCGCAAGGTGTTCAGCCTTACTATGGCCCTACTGCTGGCACAGCAAAAAACCCAATCAAACTTGATTAAAGGAAAAAATCATGGGTACTGTTTATGAATACAAGGGTGTTTCGTATGAGTTGCCTGATGGGTTGAGCAATGAAGCGGCTTTGTCAAAGATCAAGTCTAGTTTGGGTGAATTTCAGACTACGCCTCAAGCGCCAGCACAACCAGAAGTTCAACAACCACAAGAGCCAGGACTTATTGATTCATTGGGTCGTCAAATTGGTTTAGGTGTTCGTGCTGTAACTACTGGCTTGTCATCTCCAGTAAACATGGCTGCTGACTTTCTAAGTGGTGCATACAACGTTGGAGCAAATATTGTTGGCTCAGAAAAACGTGCGCCATATTTGTCTCAAATGCAAAGCCAAGGTCTTACGCAGATGGGTTTGCCTGAACCTCAAACTGGTGCAGAACGAGCCGCACAGGTTGGTATGCAAGCCTTGAGTTCAGCGGGAGGCATGGCGGCAGCGGCTCCTAAATCTATCTTTGGTGCTGATTTGGTGCGTCAATTACCAGCCGCTACTGCTGCTCCAATGGTTGCACAACCTGTTGCAGAAGAAGTAAAACAAATAACTGGTAGCGATCTAGCCGCAACAATTGCCGCTATTGGAGTATCTGGTGCTGTTGGAAAAACTGCTGGTGATATATCTGGTCGCATTGCTTCAGGAAAACAACCTACTGCTACTATGGCAGATGTTAAGCAACGTGCATCTAGAGCATATACAAAGGTTTCTGACCTTGGTATTGAGTTGACACCTAAAACAGCAACTAGCATTGTTGCTGATGTAAAGACAAACTTAAATAATGCTCGATTCTTGCCAGAAAACGCACCTTCTGTTCAAACAGTTCTAAATAAATATGACAGCCTTTTGTCCAAAGGTAAATTGTCGTTTGACGAGTTAGATCAAATGCGTCAACTTGCAAACGACCTTAAGGGTGATAGAGACGAAAACGTTCGTAGATTGGCTGGCGTAATGGTTAGATCAATTGACGACCAAGTTGCCAATCTGTCTCCAAAAGATGTGTCTGCTGGCGCTGGTGGAATTGATGAAGCTGTCAAGGAAATTGTGAGTGCTCGTAAAGACTGGAGAAATCTAAGTCGTGCATCAACTCTTGAAAACATTCTTGATGTTGCAGAAACAAAAGCGCTGAATCCAAGTGCATCTGAAAGTGAACTGATACGTCAAGGATTTATCAATCTTGCCGCTAATAAAGGCAAGATGAATTTGTTCTCAAAGGATGAGCAAAGTGCAATTAAGGCAGTTGCCAAAGGAAGTTCTTTAGACCCATTGTTGACTCTGATGGCTAAATTCAATCCTCAGCGTAGTCAGTTAGTTACTGGTGGGGCAGTTGGTTTTGGTGTTGGTAGCCCTGAGACTTTGAAGTATTCAATTCCAATTGCCGCCGCAGGATTTGGTGCTGACAAACTTCAAGCCTTATTGCGTAGACAAGCAGCAGAAAAAACTGTTGGTGGTCTATTGACTGGTACTACTCCACCTCCACAGCCATCATATTATGGTCGTGGAATGTTGAGTACAACCATGAACATTCCTCCTGAACTCAGACTGCCACTTGACTAAGGACACAAAATTGACCCAATCAGCATCTGTTTACTTGCGGCTGGTCTTGTTAAGAACATACAAGCTGGCTGTGAGCTTTACAAACAAGCTAAAGAGTCTTTTGTGGAGATTAGAGCCACTGCGGATGAAGTTATCGCTATTGGTAGAGAGGTTAAAGGTTTCTGGTCGAAACTTAGCGGTTTCTTTGGCTCTAGTCCCAAGCCTAAAGCTGCTAAACCTGTTGCAAAGGCTAAAAAGTCTGCTTATGTCGCTGTTGACGAAACTCAAGTCAAAGTGGACATTGTTAAGAACCTCACTGAGTTCTTCAAACTTCAAGAACAACTTGCGGCACACATACGAGAAGAAGAAGAAAAGTCTAGAACAGTCTACGACCCAAATCAAAACCACATGGAGGCGGCACTCAAAAGAGTGATGGCTCAGCAAGAGATGGACAGGCTTGTTGTCCAGATCAGGGAAACAATGGTCTACCAGAGTCCACCTGAGATGGGTGCTTTGTACAGTTCAGTTTTTGACATGAAAGAGGTCATTCAGGAGGAGCAAGATCAAGCTAGGCTGAAACAAGAGGCGAAAAAGAGGCAAGAAGTATGGCAACGCAAGGAGGAAGAAAGAAACTTCCAGCTAAAACTAGCGTACCTAGCAGCGACTACTATATTCCTCCTCTACCTGTGGCTGTGGCTTCTCCTAGTGAGTCGTTGGGGGAAAGCATAATGGGATGGATAGCTGCTTGTGTGTTGGTGGCCTTGCTCTTGCCTTTGGGTGCGATGCTGTACTTGGACATCCTTGAGGCCAAGCACGAGGTTAAACAAGAGGTTGAAAAGGTTCAGAAGTTAAGACGGCAAATTGAACAGGAGAAACGCAAAAATGACAAAACATGAACTTAAACTGTTGGCGCTGACTGTTTGCGCTGGCATCCTTTGCGGGTTACTAGTTGGCTGTGACGATAGATTTCGCTATAAGTGCCAAGACCCGATGAATTGGGAGATTGCAGACTGTAAACCGCCGATTTGTACCTCTACAGGTACTTGTCCTGATATGTTAGTCAAACCAGAGGAGAAAAAGTAATGGCAACCGTTGGATACAAGCAAAACAACCGTTTGACCGCAGACGAGATCGAGGTCAGGGTATGGG